TTAAATTCTCTCACAGAACGACAATGCGATCCATCCAGCACCGCTCTTAAGTCTTCCCCATCCAGCATCAGAGCCTTTTCCCTCTCTGACTTCAAGGATTGTGAAGATTCCCACACCAGTCACCTGTCCAGTCTTAGCAGTATTAGTTCCTGCACCCTTCCTTATATTCAGATCAGGAATACTAACCTTCACAAGAAAAGGTGTGTCCGTTTTGTTCACCCCTGCAGCAACCTCAGGATAAACCTGCTTTCCATTCCAGTCATAAACCTCATATCCCGGATTCTTATCAGCCATAGCCTTTGCATTGGCAAGAATCGTATAAGCGCCAAGCTGAGATTTTGCATCATCCCATGTCTTTCTCACACGATAATACTTCACCACATCCGAAGCTTCACCAGCCACATCATACTGAGTCAGTTTCCATCGTTCAATAATGCTGCAGAGCTTGTCCACATAAGTAAGACTCGTAGCATAACCACCATTTTTGATGATCTGTGCAGCCTTTTTATAATCGGTACATCCCTTTAAGCCCTCATATCTGAGCTTGCTTCCATTCTTGGCTCCAAGCAGATAAGCACTATGGTCTGCAATGGAGTCTTCCACACAGCTGTATCTTCTGAAATCAGCTGTAATAGTCACATAGCTTCCATCCGCATTCTGCTCCTGAGTCTTCTTTGTATAAACAGAGCTGCCATCCCAGGTAGAACCACCCCAGGTATTGCCTGAAAGTGATTTCTTCATTCCAAAGCAGTTATTCGCACCCTGTGCCAGCTCTGATTTTCCATAGCCACTTTCCAAAATAAACTGAGCCATAGATATTGATGCAAGAATCCCCGACTTCTTCTGATCTGCAGTAAACAATGCACCAACCTTTGCAATCACCTGTACCTCAGTCAGATTCTGAAACTCTCTTGCCTGCATACCGGATGGAATCGCTTCTGATTCTCCACCGCTAAGTCTCGCTGTAACCTTCGCAGCCAAATCACCCAGCCTTGCATAAAGCCAGTTCCCCGGACAACTCTTATTGGCAAACCATCTGTGAACCGTGATGAGCATCTCATCCTCCTTTGGCTGATAGCTTAAAGATTTCCGCTTATCTCCAAACCAAAGCAACTTCTTCTTCCCATTTCTCTGACAGATATCCACACACAAATCAATCAGCCTGTCATAGACCACCTCATTCATAGCATAAGGTTCCACCTTGCCGGAAGCGCACTCAATGGTAACTGCTCTCTGGTCATTCTCATTGTTGGAAGTACACCAGGAACGATTCTTCTCTTCCACATACAAACCAACCCTGCCATTCTTATCAATACCATAATTAGAAGAGGCCTGGGTGGATGGTCTGTGAAACCAATCCCCCAAGCCTTCTGCAGTGCACTGTCCCACAACACAGTGCGGAGATATTCTGTCGATTTTGTGGTTACGCTGTCCGGAATGATTCGGACTCAACAGTGTAAACGCCACTAAAGGGCTATTTGTATATCCCATACTCACTCACCATCCTTTTTGTCCTCTTCACTGCGGTCATGCAGCTGCTCCAACACCTTCTTAAGCTTCTCCGGAATAGGCAATCCCAAATGTCCTGCATTCTCAAGCAAAGAAATCACCTCATTGCTGAGATAAAAAAAGATCACTGCTGTTCTAAGCACTGACCATGTTCCGATAACCTGTACATCCAAAACATTTGCAATTCCTACCAGCATAAAGATAAGTACCTTTCTGCAGATTCCCTTGAATCCGACCTCAGAAGAAAGCTTCTTATCGGAAATTGCACACATAATTCCCGTGATGTAATCCGCCACCACAAATAAAAGCAATGCAATTATCAAACCATCACACCCTCCCAGGAAATAGCCAAGCCAGCCACCGATTCCCGTAAACACCAACTGCACCATACTCCAAAACTCTTTCATATCCTCTGTTCCTCCTTAAAAAATTGTATAGAAAAAGCAGCTGCCCGCCCTAGAGCAACTGCCTCATCCCAAAATGCTATCCCTATCAACCGTCCTCTTCCGTCAGCTCATAGGTAATCTTCATCGTCTTATCCGTAGTATTCACCACGGCAGTACTTAAGTTATTGATACTGGCCAGATACGCTGTCAGCAAAAAACACATCCTGTAATCCGAACCATAGTTACCGCCCCATCCGAAGCAGAACTCCTTATACTGAAATAGCGGCGTACCCAGATTCAAAAGTCTTGTACTTCCCACAGTCTGTACCACCGTATCATCCGGCTTGATCTGGTAATCCCATCCGATAATCAGGTCATTTACCATAAACAGATAATTCGCACAGGTACCGGAACCGGTCTGTGATTTTCCCTCTGATGTAAATCCAAAGGGAATCAGCGTCACATCTGTGGAATTACTGAGATTGATTTTATAAATGCCTGCATCGTCATAAGCAGTCAGATATAAATATCCATTCCGGATAACACCTCTCACAGATCTCTGGGCATAGGTATCCACCTTGAAGCTTCCAATTGCTTTCAGGCAGGCATTTGACAGTGTCCACACACCTTCTGTCATGGTGTAATCATCCTTCTTAATTTTCACCCAGTACATCTTGGCATCCCCGGAAGAATTCGCCTGATTGGCAAATCCATACCAGTACCCGTCATGCCCGTCCAGAAAATCCCCATAAGGCGTATAGCTCCCCAGAAACTTAAAGGTACTGCAGGAAATGACCTTCTCTTCCAGTAGGTCATTCGTCGTATCATTCAGCCTGTCATTCAGCCCCAGAGTAAACACCGGAAGCCTTCTCTTATGGATGATCACGGAACTATCCTGGAATCGAATATTAATCAGGATATTGTTCTCAAAATCCACCTCCACCGCGCTGAACAACTCCGCAAGCTCTTCCACAGTCTGTGTTTCCAGTCTGGTCTCCATAATCTGGTAAAAGGCAGCCTTGGAATTCTCCATACTGCCATAAGCCGCCACACCGCCCTGCTTGGAAGTCAGTGCCACCGCAGCAATGGTTCCATTCCCCTGACTTGGTGTAAACTCCCATACAAAACGATACCCATTATCAAGCGGCTTACTCTCCGTCAGATTCATACTTCCCCTTGCCACATCCGCAGTAGCATTGACATCGTTGGATGCATATGCCACCGGAAGCTTTGCAGTGGATGGATAAATATTGTCCGCATCCTCTGTCAAAGCTTCCGAGTAAAGCAGTATGCCCCCAATCATGTTAGGACAGATTGGGAGCATGTTGTCATTCCAAAGCAAATGCGTATCATACTCCCCGGCCACAGAATAAAAAATACCCATAGGATTCAATCCCAGGATATGATTTACCGCATTCGTCACCATATTCTCTTCCTGTACTCTTTCCACCACTTCCCCGGTGGCATCATCGATCATCTCGATGACCATATTTCCTTTCAGCTTCATCCTTACCTACCTTTCCACCGGCATTGCAAACGCGCCGATTCCAAATCTTCCAGGAACCACATCACTATAGGTTCTCTTCACAAGCTCATCAATCTTCCAGGTGATATTTTCATCAATAGCAGACATCTGAAGCACACCACCAACTTTTACTTTCTTAATGGTTTCTTCAATCTTGATCTCGCCGTCCCAGGCTTCCCCCGCACCCATAGACTGACCCATAATCGCGGCAAGGCAATCACCGGTATCCACCGTAACGGTTCCACCTGATGCCCTGGCATATACATTGAAAATGTTTCTGTAATTCGCCACCAGATTCTCAATCGGATAATACAGCATGACGGAATGCTTCCCGGAATGCCAAGTCTCTTCCGGCTGATGAATCTCGATGATGTTATCATTGAACTCAAAGGTAAAATTAACCACCACCTGCCCATCTTCCTTCCAGACTACAGGCAGTTCCACAGATAATGTCTGTTCTTTTGTGTTGCCAATCACAACAGGTTCTTCTGCTGCAACAGCACTATCCAAACCTCCACTGGTTTCATCCACAACATCACTCTCTGCAGCATCCACAGTGCCGCCATTGCCTGCAGCATTTTCTACAGGTTCTGTAACTTCCACCGAAGGAATCACCACATCCCCTCTTGCAACCACTGACCTCTCCACCTGGTCTGCATTAACTCCAACAATCACAGAGCCAAAGAACTGCGCCATAACCGCTTCATTCGGTGCAAACTCGATGGAAATAATCTTCACATCACTCTCGCCAACCGTAAAAGAGCTGGCATTGGTAAAGGTATGAATACCAATCTTGCCAGCCTCTTTATTATCTATAATCTGGTTCAGCAGCCCGCTGATGTTCTTATCATTCTTAGACTTAGCATGTGCCAGTCTCGGATTCTTACCAACCACTTTCAGCGTATGCTTTCCACCAATCTTACACTGCATGGAAGTAATGGCGGATATCCTGTTTTCGTCTGCCTGTCCTCCCTTGAACCGGATCACATCTCCTAAATCCAGAGCAGGATTTCCTGTTGTTTCGGAATCAAAAGGAACATAATCCACAACCGCCAAATCATTCAGGATATTCATACACAGCTGCTCTCTTGTTTCCTTCAGACCAAACTGCAACAGCGGATTCACACCAAGATTCAGTGTCAGTCCATCGTCCGGATCCAGATGATAATACTCTGCCGTTTCCGTTTTCATGTTGGTAGAAGAAACCGCCGTGTACCTTGTAATGAAATCGGAAAAGCTGCTGGTAAAGCGATGCTTCGTTTCTATCTCCATCACAGGCTCATTACCATACTTCCGCAGTTCCAATTTGCCCTCTCTGTTGATACAGAAAAACCCACCAAGAACCTGCCCCACATAGTAGAGCACATCCCGGTAGGTCTCAATATCATTCTCCGTAAAAATGGAAAGCAGTTCTGTTCCATTGGGCATCGCTTCATAATCAGCCTGACTCTGTGCCATTTCCACCTTACAGGCCTTGCAGCACAGGCTCACAAAATCATACACCGTGCCGATGGTTTCAAAGCCATTGAAGCTCTTATCAAACCGTAGCATGAAATCATAGGCTTTCAGCTCCAACGTCTTGATGTTGCGGTTAGCCTCCGACACCTCAAAGATTCCCATTGGAATCTCTTCAAATGTGCCATCCGACAGTCTCAGATGATAGAACAATTCCACCAGAGCATCTTCCAAAATATATCTGTCAATGTCAGATAAAAGCGTAATCCCCATCTCTGCTGCATACACCGTACCAAGCTCAATCTCAGTAGAGCCGCAGCATTGACTGGAAATATAGCCACTTCCCTTTACGATATCATCAGCTCCAAACTCATACGTGACACCCTTCGTTGTCGTAATTCTTCCCGACCAAAAATACCTTCTTGTGTTCTCCTGCACCGCCTGCAGGAATGCTTCACTTACTGGATACACGGAAACACCTCCTCCCTGAAATAAAAAGAGAGCCAGTTTCCCGACTCTCTGAATGAACAAATCTATTTCAATTATTGTTCATTATCACAGTAGATCTGAATCGCATTGTCAACAAATATAGCAGTTCCTTCCCCACCATATTCATCGATATTCTTTGTAAAATCACCACCTCCAGAATACATCTTACCTAATCCCCGCAGTATTTTATTGGAACAGGTATACATATTTTCTGTAATATAATCCTGTATTCTTTTCACAAGATTTTGCGCTTCAGGAGAAGCAGGGTTCATATCTTTCATTTCGCCAGCTTCCTTAAAGAGAAGCATAAATCTGTCAGCCAAAATTTTCTCATCTTCCTCTGTACGATTCTTCTGCTTCTCTTCCATTTCTTTATACTCTGGCATATTCCCATACAATTCCTTTGCCTGTTTAGCATATTCATCTAGTTTACTTCTATCAAATGCTTTGAAATCCATATGTTTCACTCCTAACATTTTTATTCCAAGTGCAAAATTCATCAAGTTCTCAATATGTTCCTTTTTCAATCTAAGCAATTCTATCTGCTGTTCTATCGCCTTGCTTCTATCAAAATCCGGACTATTTAAAATTGCCTTGATGTCTTTCAGTGGAAACTCCAATTCGCGAAACAGCAAGATGTGTTGAAGGCGCTCCAAATCTGTATCGTCATACAGTCTGTAGCCAGCATCGGTATATCCCGTCGGATGTAAAAGACCGATCTTGTCATAATATTGCAGAGTGCGTATACTCACTCCGGCAAGCTTACTCACCTCATGTACTGTCATCATTGTTGTATCCTCCATTCACTTGATAATGTTAATATAAACTATTACGTAACGTAGGAGTCAACATCTATTTTCAAATATTTTTATAATTCTTTTAATATAAAACTCACAATCCACAGCCCCTTATAACTTGTATCCTTCTTAAGCTTTGCCTTGAACCCTTCCACATACATTTCCGTCTGTCTCACACTTGCAGTCTCCGGGTCAAAAAATCCAACTCTTATCTTCTCCTGCTGTTTATACCCGGTAAGTAACCTTAGCCACTTCTGGGTAACAGAAAAGGAAACAGATATCGTAATAACACCAGTTCTCACCACATCCCTCTGCGTGGTTCCTGCCTCTGTCTCTCCACCACTGTCTGCTTCCTTATCTGTCATATCCACTTCATAACTATCCGGCAGAGGAAGATCCACGCCGTCAAAATTCAAATACTGAAAAAATGCCATCGTTTATCTCCCTCCACTTCTTAGATTTGCTCTCTGCTGGGCATTTACAATCACTTCATCCAACATCGTACCGCCAAGGTACACAGGAATTACAATGTCACCACTGCCACCGCCTACTGAAGAAACCGCATCCTTAATCGCAGATACAAAACTACTCATATCTGCACTGGATACAGAACCGCCACCTGCCATTGCCATCTGACCTGCATTCACCTGAGGATTGACCACCATATCTGCAGCAAGTCCACTGACCGCATCCTTGACCATTCCCTTGCTCTTCTCAATACCCTTAGCCAGTCCGTACATAAAGTCAGGCATCCAGCTTTCGTATTCCGTAAGAGATCCTTCATCAGGAACAGAGAAATGTAGGAAAGACTTAATGGTATCAGCCACACTGCATACCGCATCCTTCACCTTGCCGATACAGGACTTGATACCATTCACGATTCCATTGATGATATCCGCTCCCCAGCTGAACGCCGAAGCAGCCAGATTCTTAATGAAATTCACCGCATTGGTAAATCCATTCTTGATGGTATTATAGATTCCGGAAATGGTATTCTTAATCCCATTCCACATGCTACTAAAAGCAGTGGACACCGTCGTCTTGATGGCATTCACAACGGTAGCCACCGTATTCTTGATGCCATTCCATACCGTCGTGATGGTGTTCTTGATGCCATTTATCACTGTGGTAACCACATTTTTGATGGCATTCCAAACTGTAGAAAATACCGTCTTGATAGCATTCAGTACAGTAGTAATCGCCGTCTTGATTGTATTCCAGGATGTATTCAGGAATGTACTGATTGCCGTAACAACCGTAGTCACCACAGTCTTTATGCCATTCCATATCGTACTGAAAAATGTAGAAATAGCTGTCCAGACCGTAGTCGCAACCATCTGGATCGTATTCCATGCAGTGCTCAAGAATGAGGAAATCGCATTCACTACTGTAGTAAACACATTCTTGATTCCTTCCCATAACCCAGTAAAGAATCCAGCAATTGCATTCCATACCGTTTCAGCTGTAGTTCTGATTGCTTCCCATGCTGCAGAAAAGAACTCCTTCAATCCCTCCCACACAGCAACCGCAATCTCTTTGATATCCTCCCAGAGATCAATCCAGAACTGTCTGAATTCCTCATTGGTATTCCAAAGATAGATAAATGCCGCCACCAAGGCTACAATGGCTGCAATAATCAACACAATCGGATTGGCAAGCATGGTCGCATTCAGTGCCAGGAACGCAGTCTTTACTGCCTTAATCACACCCACAACCTTTGGCACAATGGTCATAATCGTACCCACTGCCGTAATGATTTTGCCAATAATGACCAGTACTGGGCCCAGCGCCGCAGCAATCAGTGCAACCGTCACAATGGTTTCCTTTACACCGTCCGGCAAACTGTTTAGTACATCAATAAATCCCTGCACCCATCCAACAATCTTTTTCACCGCCGGTAACAGAATCTCCCCAAAAGAAATGGCCAGCTCCTGCAACTGAGATTTCAGTATAGTGAGCTGACCTTCAAGGTTATTATTCATGGTGTCTGCCATACTCTGTGCAGCACCGTTACAGTTATCTATCGCTCCTGAGAGCTTCGCAATATCTCCTTCTCCTGCATTCATAAGTGCAAGGAAACCTGACATGGCATTCTTTCCAACCAGACTTTCTGCAGCCGCAGCCTTCTCCGATTCTGACAAACCACTAAAAGCGGTTCTACAGTCAGCCAGAATATCTGACAAATCCCTCATGGAACCGTCTGCATTGGTGGTGGCAACTGTCACCTCACCAATGTTTTCCCCACAAATCTTAACCTCTCCGGAAAGATTTGTCATAATGGTTCGAAGGGAAGTACCTGCCTGAGTGGACTTGATACCGGCATTTGCCATAAGACCGATGGCTTCCGCCGTATCTTCCACCGAGAACCCCAAAGCACCTGCAATCGGCGCACAATACTTAAAGGTCTCACCCATCATTGATACATTGGTGTTCGCATTGCTTGATGCCGCCGCCAACACATCTGCAAAATGCCCCGAATCCTGAGCCGATAAACCAAAGGCAGTAAGCGCATCCGTTACGATATCAGAAGTCGTAGCCAAATCTTCTCCCGAAGCAGCCGCCAGGTTCATCACACCTTCAATACCGGAAAGCATGTCCTCTGTCTTCCAGCCAGCCATCGCCATGTAGTTCATAGCCTCAGCCGCCTCCGATGCAGAGAACTTCGTCTTGCTTCCCATCTCCCTGGCCTTAGCAGTCAGGTCTTCCAACTCTTTTCCGCTTGCACCGGATACTGCCGCCACCTTACTCATGGCAGCTTCAAAATCTGCTGCAGTCTTCACAGAAGCAGTGCCAAGCGCAGTCACAGTAGCCGTAACTGGAAGAAGCTTCTTTCCTGCCCCTTCAATGCTACTACCCACATCCTTTAACTTCTCACCCGTCGCAGAGATCTTCTGCAACGCCGTAGCTGACTGATTCGCCTGCTCTTCCAATCTCTTTAACTCATTCTCAGTTTCAATAATCTCTCTTTGCAGAGCATCATACTGATCCTTGGAAATCGTTCCATCATTTAATGCCTTTTCTGCCTGCTCCGCAGCAGTCTTTAAGGTTTCCAGCTTTTCCTTAGTTTCCTTAACCGCATCCCCAAGCAGCTTATGCTTCTGCGCCAAAAGCTCTGTATTACCAGGATCCAGCTTAAGAAGCTTTTCCACATCTTTAAGCTGTGCCTGCGTATTCCTGATTTCGGTATTAACACCCTTTAATGCTGTTTGAAGTTTCGTGGTATCACCGCCGATTTCAATGGTGATACCTTTAATTCTCGATGCAGCCATACCGAACCTCCCTTCATTTTATGGCAAGAAAAAGGAGCCGATTTCTCGACTCTTTACACAACAAAGGCACCAGATATTGCACCGATGCCACTCAAAAGCTATATTCAATTATCCCTACATGCTAAGTTTCTTGTACATTTATATTGTTTTCTTATTTACATTCTTCCCATAAATGCTCGTTCATAGAATTGCGATCTGCTAAAAATTCCATTTCCTCAACAAAAGCAGTATTTCCTGTCTCATTTAACAATTTTTCAAAATTCAGAAACTCATCGGAATTTAATTTTTCTCTCATTAATGCTTTTAATAATGTATCCTCTTCGTCTTGTATATATTCTACAGATATTTCTTCATTTTCTATTAAAGGCTTAATATCACAATAAGCCTTATATACTACATCATTTTTACTAAGAGCTTTCTCAAGTAACGATTGAATTAATTGTTTCTCATAATATTTTTTGTACACTTTTTCACGAATAGGATCAATAAACAGTTCATTGACATTAGTGTAGTCTTCATCTGATGAAAACACATCCATATCATAATAAAAAATACATTTTCCATCCAAATAATATCTTTTTACCATAATTATGCCCGCTTTCCAATTAAATCGTTAAATTAGAATGATATTGTGATTAGTTTTTATCCCAGATATAAACTGCTTAAACCGAAATTTATTAAGATACGTCTAAAAAATCATTTTTATGTCTGACAATTATTTGAAAAGTTCAAAAAACTTATCCACACTTGTCCCATATGCCTGTAATACCTCAAAAGATGAAAAAGCTTTCTTAAAGCACATTATTGAGAAACTATCAAGGCTTTCAGGACAACGAATTAACTTTTTTGCATCCTGTATCGTTTCTTCAAATTCTTGTTCAAGTTTACCAAAAGCAGGATTCGTCATAGCTTTGTAAGCATTTGCTATTTTTATGAATCTCTTTGCATTTATTTCCGTTTGATTACTACAATAATCAGCCTTTGCTTGTACTAAATCAATAAATAATTGTTGTTTGGATTTCCAGTAATCCTGTAAATTTCTACCGTTTAACATACAGTTTATTGTATCTGCTATATCATACAACTTATTTTCCCCACTTATTGTAATATTAACTTGCTGCTCAACCTTAGGTGCTTTTAATAAAATCTCATCGGCCATTGTTTGTACCTCTCAATTTACGGTTTATATTCATAACCTTTAAATCTGTAACATAATCAAAATCCCATAAGTTATTATATCAACATCTTTTCCATCTGTCATCCAAAATACATTGAGAATAGGTACATGAAAGAAAATCTCTCACTAAAATCGGTCAAAATCAGCCTGTGTAGCCAGCACACTGTAATTCTTGTCCGCATCCTGATCATTTCCGCTCTCCACATACATATCATTCACCATTCCTATCGTGAGTAAATCCAAATCCCTGATACTAATCCCCAACTGGACGCACCTCAACAGGAACAGCGGTGTTGTCATCGGACGGTCTGTTGCACGAAGTTTTTTTTAGCCTCTGCATCCGATCTGACATTCAATCCCCAAAGCTCTATAATCTTTGGAAGCACCTGATAAATACTGAATGTATTAAAATCATCCAGCCACTCTTCCGGTGTATCAGGAATACTCGGGTCTGCATGCTTTGCCATAACATAGGCAATGTTTTCAAACATCTCCAAAGAGAACAAATCAAGGTTGCTTACTTCCTCAGTGTTGCTGTCAATCGCCTTCTCCAAAGACGCCAGATCCTTGTAGATATCTCTCTGGAACTTCATCCTGTATATTCTCGGAATCGCAGCACTGGCTCTAAAAGGCACCTGCTTTCCGTCAATTTCGATATTCTTAACCATACTCATAATCAAAGTCCTCTCTTTCAAAATAAAGTAAAAGAGCCAGGACATTTCTGTCCCAGCCCATCAAACTTATCATTCTACATTTGTGTTCACACCGGTAATGGTTGGCATGTAAACCGCCTTGTACCAATCGGCATAAACCGTACTGTCTGTTTCATTACCGGTCTTAGCCTTAACCACACCGGAAGGAAGCGGTGTTGCCTTGATGGTAAGAGTTTCCGTCTGTACCTCCCTGCTCTCTTCGTTTGTCTTGCCCTCGATGCCAGGTCTACTTGCAGAGCAGTTATAAAGGACATGACGGATATGCTTCACATCTCCATCGAACTCAAAAAGAAGAGCAAATCTGTTCAACTCAGAGTTCGCATCCTCAATCAGAACCTTGTTATCATCCAGAGTCTCATTCAAAGCAGATACCCTGAAATCCTCAGGAATCATCGCAAGCTCCAGATCACCGTCATAACCCATGTTGTTATTTATTACATAGTATGCTGTACCATCAGCATAGAAATTCTCCGGTTCCCCATTGGCATCCAGAGAAATCGAAACAGCACCAGGTAATGCAACAGGAGTGCCGAAGGAAACTACACCTTCCTCACTTGTCTGAAGCATCGCATAATGCGCATTCTTAAGATTGTATTTGACCTTATTATTAGCCATTATTCAAACCCTCCATTTCATAAATTCGATTTTGCCTCGGCAAAATTGCGGCGAAATGCACGTCAGCTTTAGCTGACATCTTCCTTTGTGCATTTCTGCCATCCGCCGGCGGCATGCTTTGAGATGTTTACATCTCAAAGGCATACATGACCTCATAAAGCTTCTCGCTCTGGATCCATGTTTCCGACTTGTTATAAAAAATCTCGTGTCTGTCTAAGACATCCTCTACTCTCGATTCCAAAGAAGGATCCTTGAAATCGGTGTAAACTTCAATCCTGACTTCATTCATCTTGAAATACACCTTACCATCGGCAGCAAAGTTATCTCTGCCCGGAATCAGATAACAAATGAATGGCGGATCAGGACTTTCTCCCTCTGCAAAGTGATCATAGGCAAAGGGAATCTGCATTTCCTGAATAATCTGAACCAGTTCTTCCATTAACATCACCTCTGCGAATCACTTCAAAGCTTTCTCTACTTCCTTTTCCAAAAGTTCAGCTGCAGCTGCTTCTGCCGGAGCGATATGCGGAAAGGCTCTCGTTCTGCCACCACCACGCTTGGCATGTCCAAATTCAAGCAGATGTGCCAGCCGATAACGGTTCCTGGAATGCACCGTGACTTCCATCGCGTTTGCATTCTCCTTCGTCGTTTTTACAGCCCAACTCTTTTTATATTTCCCAGTCTTAACCGGAGCACCTGCCTGTACTTCCCTTTTGGCTTTATTACCTGCTTTCTTCACAGCGGCCTTCATATCCTCTGTCGCAAGGTCAGCGTATTCCTGCAAACCTTCCATAATGACATGAGCCATTTGGTCAATCCTGCATCTGTCCGTTGCCATGCTTACCGCCTCACTTTCCTGCAGCTAAATTTCAGGCACTTCTTCTTGAAATTCGTATGATCCACATTCGTGATATCATAGATTTCACCCTTAAAAATAATCCTGTGAGTAGTAGAACCAATCTCCGATGCTTTTTTACAGTAACGAATCGTTACCGTCATCCCCACATCTTCCACAATTGTTCCGGCCTCTTCCTTTTCCTTGGAGCTTGCCATACCCTCACCGCCAATCGTTGCATGACAGATATAGAAATCTTCCCAACCGTTCTTATGATTTCCGATAGAATCGGTAATCACAGTATTCTTCTGGAACGTAACCTTCTCATTTAATAATCCAATGTCCATCGGCTACCTCCCATCAAAATTCCGGTGTTCGGATTCCAAAGAGCAAAGCCCGAAGCCCTACGGTGAGAGCCTTATGGTCTGCACCCTCACGATGCTCATATAGATAAGCCACCGCATACATCACCGCAATCTTACTCACAGGCTGTTTCTCAAACTCTTCCTGGTCTGTAAACCTTGCCACATCCATACATATCTGCTGGCTCTGAATAATGATGCCCTCAAGCAGTGCATCATCGTCATCGAAGTCCACCCTCAGATAATTCTTCATTTCGCCTAATGTAACCACTGCCATCAAACATCACCTCACAGCATTAACCGTTTGCAATCATCAAACCGGCATCCTTAAGTTTTGCTAAAAGGGCATTAAAATCATCCTTAAGTGCAGCAACTGTTGTAGCAGTACTGTCTTCCTGATGATCCGCAGGACAATCAATAGATGCTCCTAATGTTCCATCTTCATGAATATAAAGACCACCACCTACTTTAATGCCGCCCAGCTTGTCATAAGATGCAGGCGGAAGAACATATCCACTTCCACCACCGGGCATGTTTACAACTTTAGCATCATCAGTGAATTCCAAAGTTCCACCGATGACGGTCTTTTCGCCACCCTGCTCTGTATAATTCTTAACATTACTCATGTTCAACACCTCCAAAATCAAGGAGCCCAGAGTATTATCTCTGAGCCCCGTCTTCAGTTACTTATTTTGCAGCCTGCTGAAGAACCTTAACGGCTTCAGGAAGCACAAGCTTACCATCAACTCTCTTAGATGCAAGGAAGCCAACCTGACCATAATCAGCAAATCTCTCATTGAGACGCTTGAAGGTTACGCCCTGGCGATCACCAATCCAGTAGTAGGAAAGGTCACCGAAAAGAATTGTCTTCGCACCGGCTGCCGCAGTAGGCATAAAAGGTGAAGTGTAAATCTTCTTTCCAAGGATAGTATCAAACTCACCCTCACGAAGCGCAGGCTGCCATAAATACTGACCATTACCATCCTTGAGCTTTCTGATTGCACGAACTGTTGCATCATTAAGCACCCAGATTGCGTTCTTACGGTAAGGACTCTTCACGCTGTAGAACAGATCGATAAGCTCATCTGCAGTAATTGCAGTTGCGCTTGCAGCTGTCACTCCAACCTGAGCTCCACCAGTTGCATTTAAGAGACCGGTAGGCTTCTTAGTTCCGTTACCATTAAGAAATGCATCCTCCTCACAGTCACCGATACGTCTTGCAAATTCCTCACGGAAATAATTCTCAAGATCGAATGCAGAATCATAAAGGAGCTCTTCAGAAACCTTGATGATAGTTCCTACCTTGTGAGCATCAATCTGCTCCATTCCGAATACATCGTCAGATTCAGTGTAAGCACCATTCTCATCAATCCATGCTGCACTGCCCTTAGATACAACAACCGGAATCTTGTGAGTACCGTTTGAAGTATTAAATACGTGCGCATGCTCACGAACTGCATTGGTCTCAGCTAAGGCAGAAACAAGAGTCTTCTCAAACTCATCCGGTACAAGATAACCACCTTCGCTATCTACACCTTCAGAAAGTGCATTGCGAATCTCATATCCAATACCATCCTTTGCACGTGCCTGGCTCCAGAACGCCTTCTTATATGCATCTGAAGAACGGCCAATCTTCTCATCAACCTTACGACTTTCAGGCTTTGCAGTAATTGGAGTATTCACAGGTGCCGCAAGCTCGCGCTCTAACGCATCCATTCTCTCCTGACGCTCAATCTCATGGCCAAGATCCACAATCTCCTGCTCCATCTTTTCATATGCTGCGGTATCTTCTGCTGAAAGAATACCCTTTTCATTTCTGTGAGAATCCAGGAATGCCTTTGCCTGATCCCACGCCTTTGCTCTCTGACTTCTTAATTCATTTACCTTACTCATGTCAAAATCCTCCCATTATTTCAATAAACTCAATCTCTTATCGAGATCCTTAATTGGTGTACCTACTTCATCAGCAGGTGTAGCGTCTGCCTGAACCTCAGGCTTGTTGATAACTGCAGCTTTTGCAGGACTATCCTTGTGAACCTTTGTTGCCGGTTTTGAAAGCTTATTCATCAAAGACACCTGCGCAGCCTTTGCACTAAAAGCAAATGCTTCATTGGAACTGCCCCTTTTGTCATCTTTCAAAACATCATCTGCAAATCCAAGCTCAATCGCCTTATTTGCATTCATCCAGGTTTCTGAATCCATCAGATGAGACAGTTTCGCACGACTGAGGCTTGTACGGATTTCGTAAGCATTAATAATGCTCTCCTTCACCTCATCCAGCATTTCCATCGCTCTCTGCATATCACCATGATCGCCAAACGCCATCGTCATCGGATTATGAATCATCATAAGTGCCGTAGGTGCCATAAGAACCGTAGTTCCAGCCATAGCAATTACCGATGCCGCAGAAGCTGCGATACCATCAATCTTGATAGTCACGTCTCCCGGATAATCCATCAGCATGGAATAAATCTGACTGGCTGCGATGCAATCACCGCCAGGTGAATTTAACCAGATTACTACCGGTCCTTTTCCTGCAAAAAGCTCATCACGGAACATCTGTGGTGTTACATCATCCTCAAACCAGGATTCCTCCGCAATCGTTCCGTAAATCTCAAGCACTCTTTCAGCGCTTTCGTCTGCGTCCGGTGGACTGGTCTGATTCTTCCAGTTCCAAAACTTCTTGTTCTTCACTTGACCTTCCCTCCTCATTATTTTTTGTTGCATACGCTGCCCCAGCCATTTCAAGAGGCATCATATTGCCGTTTACCAGATACATATCCCCACCATCCTCGGCAGGAATCTTATCCAGATTTTCCAGTTCCCTGATATCATTTGCTGACATCCACCCGTTCTGTCTTGCAGTTGCATAGCCCTGCATCCTGCTCTGGTAATCACCACGAAGCAAGCCTTCCACGTTGAAAATGAAGAAATAGGTTTTCTTCTCTTCCTCTGTAAGAAGTGCCTTCTGCAGGTTCTGCTCCCACCTGATGATCCACGGCTGAAGCGTGTACTTCACAAATTCCAGCGACTGTTGCTCAATATTAGAAAAGCTCGACTTCTCCAAATCACCAACCATGTGCGGCGGCACTCGGAAAATTCGAGCTATCTCATTGATCTGAAATTTTCTTGTTTCCAAAAATTGTGCCTCATTCGGACTAATCGAAATCGGCGAATACTTAAGACCTTCCTCCAATACAGCTACTTTGTGAGCATTACTACTTCCACCAAAGGCTGCATTCCAGCTTTCTCTTACTCTCGCTGGGTCCTTCAAGGTTCCGGGATGTTCCAGAACACCGGAAGGAGCTGCACCATTTGCATAAAACTTTGAGCCATACTCCTCTGCTGCAATCGCAAGGCCTATCGCATTCTTTGCCATAGCAATCGGACTGTATCCAACCAGACCATCAAAGCCAAGTCCCGGAATATGAAGCACATCCGATGGATCCAGAATCACATTGCTTCCTTCCATCGTCGGTGCATCCTCAGAACTCTTTTGATACTGATAATAGAGCCTGCCCTTTGCATCCCTGTCTACCGTCATTCGATTCGGCATTAACGGATACAAGGCAACCACCTCGCCTTTACCATTTCTGATAATCTGACAATAACCATTTCCCCACAAAAGCAAATGTGTCATCAAAGTCTCTCTGAACACAAAGCTTGTCATCTCAGGATTCGGTTCATCATGAAGCAGATGATAAAGCGGATGCTCTGTCGCCTTCTTCTTGCTGCCATCCTCCAGATACTGGTACATATGAAGCGGAAGTCCTGCAATCGCCTCTGACAAAATCCTCACACAGGCATATACCGCAGTCATCTGCATGGCTGAACGCTCATTTACATTCTTGCCTGCTGCACTTCCTCCCATAAAAAAGGAATAACTGCTACCTGCCGTTCTATTTGTAGGAGCATCCCTGCCCCGAAATAAACTCATAATTCCCATTAGCCTTCCTCCTCAATACTTGTCTTGTTTGTCTGTCTCCATTCCTCATATTCCTCAGCAAATCCAAGACTTTCTATCAAATCAAAAAGAGCCTTGAATCTCGAAGCCTGCAATTCGTACTCTGCATCTTCATGATCAGGACTCTCTCCGATAATCTGTGTTTTGTTCAATTCCATTAAGCATTGCTTAAATATGCCTTCTTTCAGTTCCATACGATCCTCCTACTAAAATATATTTGACCAAGCTTTTACTATTTGTATAAACCCAATTACAGCAAGACCCATAAGCGAAATAACCACCAAGATAATGCCAATGATTAATGCAATCATATAAGTATAATTCCTCTCGTATCATAGACACTTCTGCCCTCGCTTTCATGTCTGACCGCTCTATCCAAAGCCATGATTGCAGCAACAATACCGTTAATCTTCTCTTTTGACTTTGCCTTTGTCACCTTAATATTTCCTGCAGGATCTGTATCAACTACCACATTTCCTGCCATCCATCTCATTACCGGATGACCACCATGAATGATTTTCCCTTCCATAAGCAGTCTGTAAAATTCCTTAGTAGGAGCAGACATAGAAGCAAATCCCTGTCCAAACGGAACCATTGTAAGTCCGTTATCCTCAAGGTTCTGAATAACATGAGTCGCATTCCACCTATCTACTGCGATTTCTAAAATGTGATACTTCTCTGATAAATCCATAATGAACTTCTCAATGAAATCGTAATGGATTACATTTCCCTCAGTGGACATGATGTAACCCTGCTTCTCCCAGATATCATAAGGAACAGAATTGGCTTTCACCCTTTTTGGTATTGTTTCCTCTGGAATCCAGAAGTACGGCAAGAGCACAAACTTTTCATCCTCATCCCTCGGTGGAAATATCAGCACCAGGGCCGTAATATCTCCTGTACTTGAAAGGTCAAGTCCGGCATAACAATCTCTCCCTTCAAGTGATGCCATATCTATCGGTTCATTTCCCCTCATATAAATCGCATCAGGAATCCAGGCAACAGTTGAACTAACCCACATATTACAGCGAAGCCACTTAAATGTAATTTCATCAGCCGGATTCTGCTTTGCTTCCCTATATGCATCTCTCAATCTCTCAACATCAACTGTATATCCAAGAGAAGGATTTACCTTATACCAGTTTGCTTCATCCTCCCAATCCTCATCATCCTTTAATCCATAGACCACAGGATAAAATGTCGGATCCACACGTCTGCCTTCTAAGATATCCACTGCTTTTGTATGAAGCTCATATGCAATGGAATGTCTGTCATTACCTGCAGTCGTAATTATAAAGTGAAGCGGATTCTGTCTCGCGTCCGATGAACCCTTTGTTAGTACATCGTATAACTGGCGATTTGGCTGAGTATGAATTTCATCAAATACCAAGCCACTTACTGAAAATCCATGCTTCCCACCAACCTCTGCGGACAGTACCTGGTAATAACCGGCATTGCCATAGTTGACAATTCGCTTTGTAGCTCCCATCAATTTAGAACGCTTCATCAGCGCAGGCGACATCTCAACCATCTGCTTTGCTACATCAAATACTATAGAAGCCTGCTGCCTATCTGCAGCTGCGCCATATACCTCTGCTGAAGGTTCGTTATCTGCATACAATAAATAAAGAGCGATAGCTGCTGCCAATTCACTCTTACCTACTTTCTTACATATTTCTACAAATGCAGTACGGAACTGTCTGTTCCCATCAGGTTTTACAATTCCGAAAATATCTCGTATCAATTGCTCCTGCCAGGGCAATAACCAGAATGGTGTTCCAGCCCACTTACCTTTTGTATGGCAGAGATTCTCAATAAAAGTAACCGCCCTATCTGCTTTCTTCTTATCATAATGAGAAATCGGAAGCATAAACTTTGAAGGTTTATAATTCTTAAGCTTTGGATATCCCTTTGGTCTTGGTTCCTTTGCCATTATGAATCACCCCCAAGTAATGCCTCCATCTCATCTTCAGGTTCCTTACCCTTAGCATTACCAGCCACAATACGTGATCTGGATGACGGCGTGAGTCCAAACTCAGATGCTGCCTGCAGCATCAACTTCTGATTTGTATTTGCAATACCAACCCAAGGTGTCTGTTGCTGATATCCTTTATCAGTCTCAAAGGTAGAACCCTCCGAAGTAATATGCTCCTGCGCTTCCTTCCATCTAGCATAAGACTGACAGTATGCAGCAAATGCCGCCATATCCACTTCTGTAAGAACCCCCATCTGATTCATCAAATCTGCAAGACGCTCCCACTCTTTCTTAGCCTCAGCCAATAACCATTGCGGACACTCAGGCATTCCCTTTGCCGGAATTGGCTCTTTCGTATTCAATTTTCTCTTTCCAGGATTACCTTCCAGCTTCTTTATCGCTGTAGGCTTTGGCTTTCTTCCTGCCATGGTCATACCCCCTTCCATCATTATTTCGACTTGACCTGTACTTGACCTGTACTTGCACAGTACACGCGGGCAAGTTATCATATTCTATTTTTATGCATTATAAAAGCGCCTGCATTTCTACAAGCGCTCCATTTACATCATGTTTTATTTACAATTACAAATATCCAATTGATTCTTTGCATGCTTCACACATGTTTTCCAAAGCTTCATACCAAAATAATCCACAAGAAATTCCGGGAAAGCACTGATAATAAACACTTTATTATTGCCTGCTAAAGCCTGTTCACACATAAAGATATCATGTGGATTTGCTTCATCTAAATACTGTTCATAAGAAATAACTTCCGCATTTCCTAACAAGCATGATATTCTCATTGAAAAGACATCAATGATTTCTTTCCATACATCTATATTGTAATCTCTAAAATGCAGATTCAGTGAATTTCTCGAAGATATATTCTTATATTCAGCAAGATCACTAATTTCTACAAAGCAATTATCTTCATTTCCGCATTTACCTGCTTCAAAATCTCGCAATGCTTCAACCATCGGATAACTGATATATAGCTTTCCATTCTCAGTTTCATTGTCAAAGCTTTCAAGCATCTGGTTTATCACATCACCGTCATCTGACTTTCCCAAGTTTGTCTGATGTGCATCATAATCAAAGAAAAGAAACACCTCCGAAAAATCATCTCTTGATAATCCTTCCAATTGTTCTCTGATTTTCTTATTACTTTCCCTTAAGACCTCAATAATATCTGTGTCGAAATCATCCGCCTTGAGTTTCTTCCAAAGCATATAGATATTTTCTCCGGCCGGAAGCGTAATAATTTTAAAATTTCCATGCTTAAAGAACACCTTTGAAATATTATCAATAACCTGTGGTTCTCTGGCCTCTCCTTCAACTATAAATGCCTTATAGTCCTTATCTGCCATTAAACGCACCTGCCTTATACATTTTCTGAAGATTATGAGCCTGACGAAGTTCCTTTTCTGTCAGCTCTGAAATTGCTTTTATGCTATTATTCTCAAGAAGGAAATAGCAATCCGGTCTGAGTAAATCATTGCTCATAAGGTCGGTATTGTGTGTAGTTGTAAATACCTGCACACCAGTAATTCTTCTAAGTCTCTTCTGAACTGACTCTGATAATTCATAATGGTAAAATGCATCAAACTCATCAATGAAAACAAATGATGCTTTTTCCATACGGATATACCAGTAATAGAATAATGCAAGGGATCTGGTTCCTGTTGAAGCAATCTTGAAGAAGTCAGCATCTTTATTGTCGAAATGACAATATATAGCCTTTCTTCCATCGACCTCGCATCCATATAATTCATAATCGATATCATTTTCTTTTAAGAATTCCTGGAAATCCTTAACCTTGCCACTATTAACGATTCCTTCTGCAATGCTCTCTGATCCGTTCATAAAGCCTTCATATCCACGGCTATCAAGCGAATAGAATAAAAGCATCCTCTCGACAAAATCAATAAACTTCTTAAATACCTGATTCTGAACATTATCTGAAAGAATTGAATTACTATTTACATATTTCACTCTCGAAATCGGGCTTTCATTTCTTATTGATGCATTCAAAGTATCTGATCCCTCAAGCAAAGTAAATCCATCTCTTGTCAGGAAGTCAAAGAAAATGACTTCTTTTCCATCAATAGACAAACTTTCACTCTTTAAGGAATTCACATCCATTTTACTGTACTTATATACAACTTCATGTCCGTCGAACACGAAGGTGTACTCAAACTCTGCAAAAGATTTCCTTCCACTCATATTCAGATAAAAGTCATAGCTTCCCAGGAGTTTTTGCTTTTCAGTCAGATGCGTAATGATATCAAAGATAGCCAAACCAAGATTCGACTTTCCACAACTGTTGATACCATAAATAATTCCCTTCGTTATGCAGCCATTCTCTATTATTTCAGAATTAAAGCTGTAATTACTGGGTGTTCCTATATCTAATGTGATTTTATCCTTAAATCCTTTGAAATTTTCGACACTAAATTTCTTTAACATGATAATCACCTTCCATTTCTTTTTCTTTATTATATGATTATCTGCAAAAAAATTCAAGTCTATCCGTATTTTTTTTACGGCTATTTCGAATTTTTATTTCGAATATTAACCCCCCATCTTCCATTTCGCGATTTTGCACAGAAGAGGGGCGCCGGTCTTGGAGCCTAAGGGCTGTAGAGATTCAAATACCCCCTACCCTCGCTTTCAAAACTTGTACTCCACATATCTATCTTCCGTCATAGTCTTTACATTATGATGATGCTCACATAAAGGCTGCCAGTTCCCACGATCCCAGAAAAGTTTCCAGTCTCCACGGTGAGGTTTGATATGATCCACGACTGTAGCCATAGTGATATGACCTTCTTCATAACACTTCACACAGAATGGATTGCTTTCTAAGAACTTTCTTCTCTCACGTTGCCACTTGGAACCATACCCACGCTCGCTTGCATATGCTCTGTCATTCTTATGTAATTGCTTGTGCTCATCACAATACATCTGACTGTACGGAATAAGTGCTGCACAGCCAGGATGTTTACACGGCACGTTACTTCTATAAGGCATGTGCTCACTTCCTTCCACTCGAAAACAAGTTTTCTCGTTGTCGCGGCATTCGTCAACTGTCTGCTCATGCAAGCATGGCAGCCACTTTCCTCATTGCTCGCGCAAAAAAGCCCTGGGAGAATTTCTTCTCTCAAGGCCTCGTATCATTTCTTCTTTCGTCATTATAATACTATCATAAGAACTATATGACATTCTATGACATTTACTGACAACTTTCAGGAACCACGATTTCTTTTAATGCTGCATCATGTACCCTGAATATCTGTCTTACTGTATAACCAAGCTCGCTGGCAATATCTTCCCACTTGGCATAACACAGATATCTTTCTTCTAATACTACCTGTCCTTCAGGATCTGTTACCTGCTTAATGCTCTCAACAATCTGACTTTTAATTTCCAAAAGCGAATTAACATCCGAACCAATCTCATTCTGAAGATCCACAATTCTAACAATCGCATCTTCCAGCTTATGGATATTACGATTAGGACTTCCAGGCATATCACTAATATTAGAAGTCGCTCTGGTTGCCAGGTCATTTAATGCTGCTATCTGATCAAGCTTACTGTTGATGCGATTATCAATACGGTATGCTCTCATCAAATAATTCTTTGCTGCAATCTGCTGCTTATTCATAATCTACCTCCGACAAAAAAATACTTTCCCTCGGATTGACTCTGATTGACTCTGAACTTTATGCTACTTCCTTACGAAGCTTATCTATAAGAAACTCCCCATCAATATTTGTAATAACAGCATACAGCTGACCTCTGAAAAATTTCTCAATCAATAAAGCTTCATCTATAGCCATGCGATTCTTAGGATTATGCTTTATTCTCCTAAGTGCTGCACGATAATCATTTACTGCCTGCAAAATAATTGCATTTCCAAGTGATTCATACGGATCATCTGTAATAGCTTTACTCATGGCACACCTCCGCTTTTACCGCTGCAATCAATCTGTTCTGTGAAAAATCTTTCGCCTCAAGTGCATCCATAATGTCATCGTCAATTGTATCAGCTGTACAAATATGCTGAACGATTACAGTCTCTGCACTCTGGCCCTGCCTCCACAACCTGGCTACTGTCTGCTGATATAACTCAAGACTCCATGTAAGTCCAAACCAGATTAAAATATTACCTCCACTCTGAAGGTTGAGCCCATGCCCGGCAGAAGCTGGATGTATAAGTGCGACCGGCAAATCCCCGTTATTCCACTTCTTTATACTGGCATCTGAATCAAGCTTTTCGTAATAAATCTTCATCTCATTAAGACGCTTTTCAATTCGTACCAAATCATGCTTGTACCAATAAGCAACCATAACCGGTCTGCCATTTGCAGCCTCTATCAAATCCTCTAACGCATCCAGCTTCTTATTGTGAATAAGAACTTCCTCACCGTTATCCGCATATACTGCACCATTTGCCATCTGAACCAACTTACCAGTAAGTGTTGCTGCATTTGCTGCAGTAATCTCGCCATTCACATAAGGAAGAACCAGGTCTGATTTAAGACTCTCATATGCACTCGACTCATCAGCATCCATCGCCACATAGTATCTATTGCTAATAAGCTCAGGCATCTTAAGATGATCCATCGCCTTCATTGAAATCGTAATATCAGAGATCTTGTTCTGAATTCTCTCAGCCGAACCAGGTCTCAACTTATAGGAATAAACAATCTGTCCATTCATCTGATCCGGCACAAAATAATCAACTCTGTACTGGCTGATAAATCTGCCAAGTCTCTCTCCCATATCCAGACATTTGAATTCTGCAAAGAGATCCATCATCCCATTCGGCGAAGGTGTGCCAGTAAGACCAACCACTCTTTTCACCTTAGGTCTGACCTTCATAAAAGAACGAAAACGCTTACTCTGCCAATTCTTAAAGGAAGAAAGCTCATCCAAAACAACCATATCCCAAAAGAATTCCACGCCGCTCTTCTCAACAAGCCACTGCAGATTCTCACGATTGATAATGTAGATATCCGCATCTGTTTTCAAAGCTTTCATTCTTTCAGCTGCTGTTCCTACCACAGTGGAATAACGAAGTCCCTTCAAATGTTCCCATTTCTTGATTTCATCACTCCATGTATTTCTTGCTACTCTCAGCGGTGCCACAACAAGCACCTTGTTTACTTCAAAATTGTCATATAATAATTTTTCGATAGCCGTTAATGTAATAGAGGTCTTGCCAAGTCCCATATCTAATATCAACGCTGCTACCGGATGCGAAAGAATATAATCAATCGCAAACTGCTGATAATCATGTGGTTTGTATATCATCTAAAATTTCTCCTATTCTATCTTTGTCATCAAGGACATAAACCTTATATCCCAATTGTCTTAATTGCTTGTGCCTATGAAGTTGTAACGGACGTGGCTCTTCACCAGGTGCTTTGACTTCCACGAACCCGAATTTCCCATCAGGTAATAAAACGATTCGGTCAGGCCACCCTGATGTGCCAGAGTTCCACTTCTCGCATAACCCACCACGCCTTTTAACTTCTTCAGCTAATTTCTTTTCTATAACTTTTTCACGCATGCCAGACTCCCATCAAAATTAACAGCCGTGACAGTAGAGAACCTCTTTCCGTAAACTTTCCTTATATCATTTTCAAAACTCTATATAGAGAACTTTTAGGTAGAGAGGATAACCACTGTCACATTGGCTTAAATACTGGATTTCTAAAGCATCAGAAAATCTGAAACAGTTTCATAAATGACTATCACAACTATCGTGATACTCTATTACAGAAAGTCCTGTCCTTCTCTGAGCTTCAAACCATACACATAGGAACCCGTATTGTGCTTATGTCTCGTATAACCAGCTTTTTCTACAGCATTGTAAAAATCAGTAGTGCTGCGAATGTACTCACCACTCTGAATACAGTAGGCTCTGTACGATTGATAAAAGTCGCCGGACTTTTCCTTATAATCAGGATCCACGTCACAACAATCAGCAATAAACTGTCCAAGCCAATCATTATCTTCACGGTACGCTTCGATTGCCTTCTCAACACACTCAGGAAGTGGTGTTTTGAACTCTGCTTTTATCGCCTTTTCAGCTCCTTCGATAATCCAACTCATAATCGCCGGTCTCGCATTTTCATATAAGAAATCTGCGTAATTCTTCTTATCACTGCTGCCGGTGAACTTCGCATTGAAGGGAATAACAATCAGTCTTCTCCAGATACCATCATCATTAGCTCCAACCTTAGGGAGATGATTGGTATAGAGCACCAATGTATGAGACGGGACAAAATGGAACGGCGCTTTGTATTTCTTCTCGCCCTGGATTTCATCCGTAGAACAAAGCTGCTTCACAATCGCTGTATTCAATCTCATTCCCTCTTCCATCTCTGATGAAATGATGAGACGCTTGCCTTTAAGCTCTGCCATTTCAGGCTTCACGTTTCTCTTACAATTCATAGTGAGTGCTTCCGCAGAAAGCTTACCTGCATAATTGCCCATTACTCTGAAAATCGTATTCCAGAATGTACTCTTACCATTTGCTCCACCACCATATGCAATGATGAGATGCTCCTGATAAACCTTTCCGATTGCAGCCATACCAACAACCATCTGAACATAATCAATAAGTTCCTGGTCTCCGCAGAAGAATAATCTCAAAGCATCCTCCCAGAACTTCTTACCTTTACCTCCAGGTGCACACGTTGTCATCTTGGTAATGTAATCCTTTGAATCATGTGCCTTACCCCCTGAAAGTCCTTTCTTCAAATCAAAGGTACCTTCTGGTGTATTCAGCAGATTCTCGTCTCTATCGAGATCATTTACATCAACCGCAATCATTGGCTTTGCAGCATTTCCGGTAGAAACAATATATTTGTAATCACGACGCTTAAGGACAAATTTTAAATATGCCTCTGCTGCCATAAACTGATAAAGTAGCCCCATCTGTGAAGGATTAATTGCTTTCTGAATTGCCTTAGTTCCAGCTTTGATCACATCATCCGGAATGCCAGCATCTAAAAGTGCTTTTTCAGCAATAGACTTTTCATCCTGTGCGTCGCAAAGCTGTAAGTCCAAGAACTCCTCGATTGCGCCAATAGCAAGCTGAGCATCTTCCTGCCAACACTTACCGTCATAACGGATAAAATCTGTTGCCGCAGAATACTTAATTTCCTCACCGTACTCACGGACAAGCACCTTCGCCTCACCGATATCTGAATAATCCTCTGGCTTCAATGACTCACTATCAAAATCCGAATTATATTCATCCGGCTCCACATATCCGTCCTGCGTAACAACCTTTTTCTTATAAAACTTCACCGCACTATTCCATATAGTAGAAAGCTCTTCATCATCCAAAGGCGGATCACACTTCTGAGCAAATTCCAAAAATGAAACATGTGCCTTCTCTGTATTTCCATAACGTTTCAAGATACGACCTGAGAAACGGCTCATTGTATTGTTGCGGCTTCCTTCAAGAATCGGGCCTGTGCTTACCTGCTCCTCTTCCTCAGCTTCCTCTTCAAATAAAGGTTCCACTTCGGTATCAATCGTAAGCCAGCCATCATGCCATACCACTTCGTCGCATTCAGCACCGAAAATAAATCTGGCAGCATCCAAAGCATTACTATCAAAAAATGGATATGCCTTCTGAATCGCCACCTTCAAACTACTGTAGCTCTCAGCGTCCGTAATCTCTTCTACTAAGAAATAAATATGGAATCTCGGTCTTGCTGACTGCTTATCCTTCTGCAACATATTGTGACGACTCGGTGCAATTGCATATGCAATATCAGGCATAAGCTCATCCATCTTTTCAGCCGTAATCCATTCAGCCGGATCATCAGAATGATCATTATCACAGTCCATTACCACAACATTGGATTTCACGAAATTGCTCACATTACGGTAATTATTCTTATACTCACCGCACACGTGATCCTGCTTCACTGCTTCCAATAATTCTTCTTCACTGCTTATCTCCACACGATTGGAATAGCTGCAATTCTTAGCATTGCCAACACAGTTGGCTGTATAAATCACTAACTTCATCTGAAGCTCCTCCTTATTAAAATTGCACTGACACCTACTTCAAGAGCCATAACCCTCAATGGAACCACCTCACTTTTTCAGATAGTGAAGAGCCGAATAACTCTTCCTAATCCTCAAAGGACAGTTAGCCCACCAATTATCAGTACAAAATGAAATATTTTTATTTTTCTCCATCACGACCCAAACGCTTCCTTATATAAAACAAAAATCGCTCCCTACCCCTTCCCAAAACCTTTTGAAATAATCCTGATAATCTCCACCTCTTCTGTCCTTTGAAGAATAGGAAGGCAGTAGCAAATAAAACTCAGAAAAGTTTTTAAGAAATTTCTGATAAATCGATAGCCAACTGTCCTTTACGAAGTAGAAGGGGATATCCCTTCAGGAAAGAGAGGTAGCAAACATGCAGACAACAAATGATTCGTCCCAGCAGAATGACTACAGCATTGATCAGGATCTCAGAGATACCTTGATTGCAATCAGCGTTGTAGCACGAAGGCTGGCACGAAGACTTGAGCAGGAAGCAAACCTAAGACAACAGGAAGGAGAAAAAGGAAATGAGCAAGATGAGTAATCTATCAAATGTGCTGGATGAGATGATTCAGTACGGTCAGGGAATGATTGCCAGTGCCGAAGAGCTGAAAAGATGTGGCGATGGACTTATTAAAGTAGCCACAGAGATTAAGGATGCTTTCTCTACAGAAGAAACGGCAAAAGCAACCAAACCTGCCAAGAAATCCGCTGATCTTCCTAGAGAAGAAACAGCACCTGAAGAGGCACCGGTTGAGAAAACTTATTCTTTTACAGATGTTCGCGGAGCCTTAGCAGCTAAGTCAAAAGAAGGATTCAAGGAAGAAGTCAAAAAACTGATTTCCAAGTACGGAGCAGAAAAGCTCTCTGATATCAATCCTGATGACTATGCAGCACTTATGAAGGATGTGGAGGGACTTGGCAATGGCTAAACACGCATTTCTCTCCGCTTCTGCCAGCCATAGATGGCTCAGCTGTCCACCAAGCGCAAAGTTGTGCGCAGAGCAGGAAAACCAAGTCAGTCCTTATGCAAAAGAAGGCACCGATGCACATAGCCTCTGCGAATATAAGGTTGAAAAAGCTTTAGGAAGAAATCCCGAAGATCCGACTTATAATCTGGATTATTACAACAACAAAATGGAGAACTGTGCTGAAAGCTACTGCTCCTATGTAATGGAGCAGATTGAAGAAGCCAAGACGCACTGCCCTGATCCGCAAGTGCTCATCGAGCAAAGACTTGATTTTTCAAAATGGGTAGAAAAAGGATTCGGAACCGGCGACTGCGTAATCCTTGCTGATGACACACTTCACATCATTGATTACAAACACGGACTCGGCGTACTTGTCCAGGCTGATAACAATCCTCAGATGATGTGTTACGCCTTAGGCGCTTTGGAAATGTTTGATTTCATCTACGATATCAAGACTGTGAAAATGACAATCTTCCAGCCTCGTAGAGAAAACATCAGCACCTTTAGTATGAGTAAAGAAGAATTGCTCACTTGGGCAGATGAAGTCTTAGCTCCTACTGCAGCACTTGCCTACGAAGGAAAAGGTGAATTCAAAGCCGGTGAACACTGTCAATTCTGCAAAGTGAAAGCAACCTGCAGAAAACGTGCGGAATATAATTTAGAGCTTGCAAAGTATGATTTTGCAATGCCTGACACTCTGGAAGAAACAGAGATTGCAGCAATACTTGCCAAGGTAGATAACCTTGTATCCTGGGCTTCCGATGTCAAAGATTATGCACTCCAACAGGCAATGGGCGGAACCCATTATGAAGGCTTCAAAATAGTTGAAGGCAGAAGCAATCGAAAATATACCGATGAAGATGCCGTAGCATTTGCAGTAAAAGATGCCGGATATGATCCATATGAGAAGAAGCTTCTCGGCGTTACCGCAATGACCACACTTCTCGGCAAGAAGAAATTTGAAGAGATCCTTGGCTCTTACATCACAAAACCTCAAGGAAAACCGGCACTCGTGCCAGAAACAGATAAACGACCTGCCATGAATACAGCGGCAGATGATTTCAATGAAAACTAATTTTAAGGAGGACAATATAATGTCAACAGTTGTTAAGAACCCTACTAAAGTAATTACAGGACCTAAGACAAGATGGAGCTACGCAAATGTGTGGGATCCTAAGTCAATCAATGGCGGTGCACCTAAGTACAGCGTATCACTCATCATTCCAAAGTCTGATACTCAGACAGTAGAAAAAATCAAGGCGGCAATCCAGGCGGCGTATGAGGAAGGACAGTCCAAGCTTAAAGGCAACGGCAAGTCAGTACCTGCTCTCGACCTTATCAAGACACCTCTTCGTGACGGTGACCGTGAGAGACCTGATGATCCTACTTACGCAGGTTGCTATTTCATTAATGCCAATAGTGCTACAGCTCCCGGAATTGTCGATGCAGACAGACAGCCTATTCTTGAGAGATCCGAAGTTTATTCCGGTGTGTATGGCAGAGCTTCCATCAACCTTTATGCTTTCAATAGCAACGGAAATAAGGGAATCGCCTGCGGTCTCAATAATCTTCAGAAGATTTCCGATGGTGAGCCTCTTGGTGGTAAGTCCAGAGCCGAGGACGATTTCGCATCCGATGATGATGACGAATTCCTCGATTAATCACAAGTATAAGTCACATTTTAATCTCCTTTGGGGCGGTGGTGCTAAACTGCCGCCCTACTTTATTACTGAAAGGAAAATCTATGAAAGAATTGTCAATCGATTTAGAAACATATAGCGATGTTGATATCTCCAAATCCGGAGCATACAAGTACGCTGAGTCTGATAATTTTGAGATACTGCTCTTCGGTGTTTCTGTTGATAATGAACCCGTTGTGGTCTATGACCTTACTGCAGGTGATGAAATACCAACAGAAATCTTAGCAGCACTATCTGATGATAATGTAACCAAATGGGCATTCAATGCCTCCTTCGAAAGAGTCTGTTTATCGAACTGGCTCAGAAAGCATCACCCCGAATATTTCAAAACATATAAGTCAGAAGGTGATCCTGTACAGAATTATCTGGATCCAACCTCATGGAAATGCACGCTTGTTTGGTCTGCCTATATGGGCTTGCCACTCTCACTCGAAGGTGTTGGTGCTGTTCTCAAACTTCAAGATCAGAAAATGAAGGAAGGCAAAGACCTTATCAAATACTTCTGCTGTCCTTGTAAACCAACCAAGGTAAATGGTGGCAGAACCAGAAATCTACCAGAGCATGCACCCGATAAATGGGAAATCTTCAAAGCCTACAATCGCAGAGATGTTGAAGTAGAACTTACTATCAAACAGAAATTATTAAAATTCCCGGTTCCTGATACCGTATGGTCTGAGTATCATATCGACCAGGAAATCAACGACAGAGGCATTATGCTTGATATGGATATGGTTGAAAACGCCATTGCATTTGATGAAAAATCAAAATCTTCGCTTATGATATCTATGCAAAATATCACTAACCTGGATAATCCTAACAGCGTAGCTCAAATGAAACAATGGCTTTCAGAAAATGGTATTGAAACAGAATCACTTGGCAAAAAGGACGTTGCGGGGCTCATAAAAGAAACAGATGGCGATATTACCGCGGCACTCAAACTTAGATTGCAATTAGCAAAATCTTCTGTCAAAAAATACCAGGCAATGCAAAATGCTGTTTGCAAAGATGGCCGTGCTCATGGAATGTTTCAATTCTACGGAGCCAATCGCTCAGGCAGGTGGGCTGGACGCTTAATCCAATTGCAGAACCTGCCTCAGAATCATATGCCCGATTTAGAAGAAGCACGTGAGCTTGTTCGTATCGGTGATTATGACACCCTGGATATGCTTTATGATGATATACCGGATACATTAAGTCAGCTGATTCGTACCGCATTTATCGCAAGACCAGGATACAAATTCATCGTAAGCGACTACTCTGCCATCGAAGCCAGAGTCCTTGCACACCTTGCAGGAGAAGCCTGGCGTTCCAAAGTATTCGCTGAAGGCAAAGACATCTATTGCGTTTCTGCTTCACAAATGTTTGGAGTACCTGTAGAAAAGCATGGTGTGAATTCCCACCTCAGACAAAAAGGTAAAATTGCAGAACTAGCACTTGGCTACGGCGGATCCGTAGGTGCTCTCAAATCTATGGGAGCTTTAGAAATGGGACTGACTGAAGAGGAATTACAACCACTTGTTGATTCCTGGAAAACATCCAACCCGATGATAACAGCATTTTGGTGGGATGTTGATAAAGCAGTTAAGACTACAATTAAGCAGCGTGTTCCTACGGAAGTTCGTGGCATCAAATTCATTTATAAAAGCGGAATGCTCTTCATCAAGCTTCCGTCTGGCAGGTCACTCAGCTATGCCAAACCTAAGATTGGTGAGAATAGATTCGGCAGTGAATCAGTCACCTATGAAGGAGTCGGATCTACAAAAAAATGGGAACGTATCGAGTCATATGGACCAAAATTTGTCGAGAATATAGTGCAAGCTGTTTCCAGAGATCTTCTTTGCTATGCCATGCACAACCTTTCAAATCAACAGATATGTGGCCATATGCACGATGAACTTATAATCGAATGTCCGGAAAATACTACCGTAAACAGTATTACTTCTGTTATGGGTAAGTCGCCTGATTGGATGAAAGATATCTTAATCAGAGGCGACGGTTACGATACCAAATTCTATAAAAAAGATTAA